TACAATTTGCCTTTGATAATCTAATTGAATACTTCAAGGATCACACCTGGGATGATATGTGTGATGAGATCAAAGATCTGTATGATGAAGATACTTTGATCGATCTAATCCCTGACCAAAAGTAACACAAACTGGGCGGCCGCCTGACCAGTTGGCAAAGTGGCACACTAGTGGTCGCGATCCGTCCCGTGCTGTGCCTATAATGACCTCAGTTCGAAACGACACCGATGAGCACCGCTTACGCCTTCTACCGTGTGGAACTTGACCGTGCAGACGGTACGACCGCTGTAGAGTATCGCAAGCGTCGCAAGGCAACCACCGCTAAGGGGATGGAGCGCCAGCACAACAACGTGGTGAACTCCATCATTGAGGAGATCCGTTACTATCGTATCGAAGGATGGAAGCGCCTCACCGTGACCCGTGTGCCAGCTTCAGAGGTGTCCACTGTTGCCCCCTGAGGGGCACCCCCTGTGCTTATAATGTCTGTATGAACAATCAAACGATGAACCGCTTCGAAGTCTACGTCCCCTCTGCTCCCTACGAGTCCGAGTCCACCTCTGATCTCGATCGTGCCTGGATGCTGTGCCTTGATCTGTCCGAGGAGTTCGGATACGCTCAGGTCCGCCAGAACGGTATGATCCTGGGAGACTACACCAACGGCGGTGTGTGACAGTCTAGGGGGTGTCCACTGATGCCCCCAATCCCCTCCACCCTGTGCCTATAATGACTTCAGTTCAAACAAACGCAATGAGTGACCCCTTCGGTTCTTGTCTCGAATCCCTCGGATGTTTCATCAATGAGATGCAACCTTCCTTCATTGAAACTGTAGACTGGGTTCTAGATCAATGCGGTTGGTGCTATCTCAGCAATGCTGAGTGGTGCATCCTAGAACAACACTACGATTACCACAACAACTACTGATGGCATTCTCTCAGTCTACGTTCTACTCTCCCTCTTCAAACAACGCTTGGACGATGAACTTCGATTCTGATTCTTTCGATCGTGATGATGCTCTGGATTCTCTGATTGAGGATGCATTGTTTGATCGTGACGACGTGAGCAGTGATATGGATGACCCTGCCGCCATCCTAGCGGCGATCGAAAGCGCCCTCTGATCTGCTACAATGAAACTGCACAAGTCCCTTCGCCGCCTTCCTATGCTCAAGATTCTGTCCTATGGTGCCGCCTTCGCTGCTGGTGTGGTCGTCGCTAACGGCGAGGTTCGTGAGGGTGTTCAGTTGTCTGCTAGTAACGGTCTGCGGTCTGTTGCTTCGATCATTAAACCCGAGACTGCTCGCCCCCTAGGCGGTCCCTATGACAATCGCTGAACTGTCCACAGCTGTCACCAAACGGGTCTGACCCGTGCCTATAATGGTTGCATACCAAACAAACGGAGATCAAACGATGAACGGATGGGCAAACTGGGAGACCTGGAATGTCGCCCTGTGGATCCAAAACGATGAGACGACCTACAAGGTCGCCCAGCGTTACGACTCCTACGATCGCCTGATCCCTCGCCTGGAGTTGATGTGGGGGCAGATGACCCCTGACGGTGCTCGCTGGATGGATGGTAGGATCGACACCGCTGCTCTGGATGAGATGCTGTCCGATCTCTGAACTGTCCACCAGGGGGCAGGGATGCCCCCACCCTGTGCCTATAATAGTCTCAACAGCAAACAACCAATGCAAGCGACCCTCACCACTGCCCAGCAACGCTACCTAGACGCCTTCGCTGCTCTCTATGCTGCAGCAGAGGAGATGAACGCAGGCGACCCGATGTCCTATGCTCGGTCTCGTGAGATCCATATGGCGTGCCTGCTGGGGCACACCGTCGCTGATACCTACAGCGGTGCCGATGCCTACCTGCCCGATGGCACCCCTGTAGAATACAAGAGCACCATTGGCAAGACGATCAGCGCCACCTATAACGGCATCAGCGTGCAACCCACCTGGGAGGATCAGGAAGCATACTTGATCGAGCATAAGATCGGGTGCTACCCCCAGCACTTCTACGCTCGCTATGAGGGCAGCGACGTGGCAGAGGTCTGGGTTCTGGATTCTGACACCGTGCTTTCCCTGCTGCTGCCCAAGGCACAGAAGCAGTATGCCACCAAGCGCAACGGCAAAGCAAAGGACCCCCGCATCGGGGTCACCCTCTCTGCTGGTGAGATCAAGAAGCACGGGCGTCGCCTGGTGTGACAGCTCAGGGACTGTCCACTACATACCCCAGACCCCCCCTCCTGGGGTCTACAATGACCTCAGTTCAAACAAAGCAAATGACCATCGACCAAGCGAACCAGATCTGGAACGACTGCTACGCTAGCACCGACCTCTCCCTCTGGAGTCAGTACACCAGCGCCCAGCGTCTGCAGGCAATCGAGACCCGCGACGCTCACGCCAATGGTGGACAGTGGGGAGTCTGGAACATCAGCGACCGCGACTGAGGGGTCGCCCCTGTAGGATACTCTCAACACACAAACGAACCGATGCAAGTCTACGTTGTCACCGCTGGCGATTTCTACGAGAGCGACGACCACTGCTCCCTGTGGGACTGCAAGTCTGCCGCCATTGCCAAGCGTGATGAACTGAGGCAAGAATACGATTGGGCAGAGGTCAATCTGCAGACTGTCCATATGGGGTCTGCCATCGCCGCCTGACCCTGTAGACTAATCACATCAACGCAAACGACCAATGCTCACCGCTTCCTTCGCTGTCCAACCCGCCTCCTGGTCATCCTTCGATCAGTGGGGTTGCGACTGGGCAACCGACATCAACCACGCCTTCCGCCTGGCACAAGCGTGGGGCGAGGAGTGCATCATCTGGCGCTGCCCCAACCAAGGCGAACCGATTCGCTGGTGCCGCTCTGATGCTAACACTAACGCCATCGCTGATCTAGTCTTTGGTGTTGCCACTAAGTAACACTAACTCACCTCACAGTTAGTATAAGACAGCGCCCCCTCTTGACTGTTAATTAAGGGGGGGCGTTTGTATAGAGAATTCGCCAAGCGCAATCTATAACGAACCATTTTCGACATCTAAATATCTAAAGAACAAAAAATTTTTTTCTAGAATTTTTCGCCCTTTAAGGTTTTTTCGATATGGCACGTAAAGAGTATTGGACGATTGCAGCGCCCCACAATGGAAATTTTGTGAAGGGTATGATATATTGGACAAAGGATTCCAAGTGGAGTTCTGATCCTGATAGTGCCCATCATTTCAGGTCTTTGGAAACCGCAGAGAAGAACCTGAGTACCATCCAAAAAACGAAACCAAATGCAAGAGTCGTCAAAGTCAACCCTAACAATTGAAGAATATGTGAAAGCTTTAGAGGAGCGAGTAGCACATTTAGAAGAGGAATTACAAAAGGTTCCAACTTCGTTGAATTTTATGTACCGTCGTCCAGGGCGTACGCAACACGAAAAGTTAGCGACGTATTTGGATGATGTAGAAAGTAGGTTATTAGCGATTGAGCTTAGACAAGAACTCGGAATGTAATGTCAAATCACCAAGGAGCAGGACCAGAAGAAGGACTAGTTATATCTTCCCCCTACGGGTCACCGTTTGGAGGGGGGAGGTTTTTCTTTTTGACAGAGGGTGTACCTTCTTTAGGTTCTAATGAGGATGAAAATTACTTCGAGTATTTGTTTGAATTGGTGCCATTAGGTTCTCAAGGTGAGGATGACAATTGTCAAGTGTACATCCCAGTCAGTATTGAAGTTACTGGGGAAGAGCAATATTATACGATGTGGGTTTGCGATAGCAATACCGAGCGTTGTTCAGTGCGTAATCCTTCAGCAGCTTTCAAACCTGGGGAGACTGTTACGAGTAGTGAGGGTGGCACAGCAATTGTTAAAGACTGGCACCAGTATCGTGAAAGCAATGCTCTGCATATTATCGAGTTTGAGGAAGGTTCAGCATCTGGTAATTTCCCTGGTGGAACAGTTACAGGGTCTGATAGCGGGGCGACCGCCGATTGTATTGCAGGGTGGCAAGATACTACAGGTATTTTAGATCTAGGTACGGATCCTGATACAGGACTGCCGATTGACTATGGTACTGATCCGACAACTGGATTACCAAATACGGGTCCTGGTAATATCGCAACACAGAATGTCATTATAGGGTCTCTGAGCGGGTTCTATGCCTATCCTAAGAAGGTTTGCTACACGAAGTACCTAGCACCTAAATGCGACACCCTCCTGGACGTTTGTGGACCGATTGCCGAGTACCCTGACAGTAATCCTGGATGGGATAAAATGTTTGGTGAAGGTAGTAACGTTGAATGCTTATTGGGAGATTTTACCGATAGTGTTGCAGCTGCTCATCAAGATGTATGGGGAGCAACTGAGATTGCTTGCAGTAGGGAATCAACTTGGCCTATTTCTGTCAATACTGGTGTCTATAGGGCGGAACCTTTATTAGGTAGAGAAGCAACACTTACAAAAGAACAGACTGGTGATCCATTAAAGCTTACAAATAAAAAGAACGTTAAATTGGAGAATGACCTTAAGGTTGCAGCGAACAACTTCTTCAATACGACTGCCTGTGGATTTTTTGAGTCCGCCAAAGATTTTAAAGAGAAAGTAGAAGCATTAACCGAACCTGCTAATGTAGAAGAACATTATTACGATATTATTAATAATACCGTTGACACTGAAGAGATTACTGATAAGAAGCTTGAACCAGCATATCAAGATAGCAGCGAGATGTATAGGAAGTCAAAGACGTACTTCTGTTCTGTGGGAACTGCATTTGATTATGCAATTGCGGCAACTGACTTTATGGATCGAGCAATGAATGACATTGGTACAATTGTACCCTCAAATTCATATATCGAAATTCAGCAAGAATGGTGTACTCATTCCTTTAGATCTGTTCCACCTCCAGGCGAAAAGATCAAATGGAGTGTGTTTAACTATAAACCACACAGTGATGGTGAAAAAGTTTTTTCATATACAATTACTGGTACTTGGGTTTGTACAACACCATATTATACAGGTCTTGTTTCGGAAACTACTACAGATCCCGAAACAGGTGAGGAAACTACCACTGAAACTGAGCAACAGCTTCCTAACCCCACTTATGGTATGACAATTGTCAAAACCTTTAATACCAACCACACAGTAGAGTCGAACTGGTCAACTCACCGCGACAACTTAAAAGAGGTTGTGGAAAACCAGGGTAATCCTAGTGGAGAGGTTGAAGTTGCAGAGATCAAAGAGTTTATAAACCCTTCTGATGAACAAATGATTGTGTTTGATTATGACGCCAAGGAATTTCCTGAGTATGGTTATGTTGAATTGAACAATTATGAGATTGTTGGTAGGGGCATTTCCGAAATGCAAGCTATCAATATTGGTTTTGGATACTTAAATGATCCGACTGTCACGTTTAGCGAACCAGATTTGGAGAATGGAACGCTTCCTGTTGTTCACCCACAGGTATCTGGAGGTCGTGTAGTTGGTTTTGATATTGAAAAACGTGGTTCTGGTTATGTCCAAGAACCAGATGTATCCATCAGTCCACCAGATCCTGTTGTCACTGGTACTGGAGATTTGATTGCTGGTAACAAAACCATATACAATGTGGTAATGGATGACTACGAGAAGCTATTTGTTGGTATCAGAATCACTTCTCCTGGCAGTGGACTTGGGTACAACGAAGTTTTGCGCCTTGTTCCTGGCGTTGCTATGTCCGTTACTGCTGATGGTACAACTAGTGTACACATTGATCAGTTCAATTTTGATACAACTATAGACGATGTTGAGGCAGGAATGGTCATTCAAGGTCTAGATACCGCTGGATTGACCATCTCTAGCATTGATTTGCTCACAAATACCCTTGTAATGTCCAACGTTGTAGCAGCTGGAACCTATGAAATCAACACTGCAGCGGCAATTCAGATGATTTATCCATCAGATGTGTCTTTGAGTGCGGCAGATTTGGTGTTTACTGCTCCAAATACCGTGACTGCGACTGCAAGAGCGCGTCTTTTCCTCGGAAATGAAGGTGGTTCTGCGTATGAGTACCAAGATTCTCGCGAAATTGCGCATTATGATGGCAAAGAGCTCAATGAAGACGGTAGTGTTACGCTTCTAAATATGATTAGAGGCAGAAAAGAGACAGAAATTCTCCAGCATTTACGCAACGACCACACATTTTTGCACAAATACGTATAAAATGCCCGCTCTAGCACTACAAACTGGCGTTTGTTCTGGTCACGCTTGTTGGCCACCCGCAAATTTTGCTCCTGCACAGATCACAAACGTACTTGTCAACAAGGTTCAACCACTTTCTACGGGAGACATTAGAATTGTTCACTGCAAACCTTGTGGTGATAACCCTATGTGCCACCCTGGAACCGTTGCTGCAGCGTGTGCAACTGTTATGGGAGGTGTTGGTGCACCAGCTGTTCCACTCCCAGCGTTCAAAACAGGTGATCCTGAGACAGAAGCAATCTTAGCAGCACTTGCTCCAAAGGTTTGTGCGGTAAGAAAACCGATTGGTGGTATTGCAGATTCGGTTGGTTGCGGATCAGTTATTGCCGTAGGGTCCCCAACTGTGCTATTATGTAATGGCGGAAGTGCAATTGCTGCTCTTGCCGCTGCTGCCGCTGCTGCTGGAGCTCTTGCTGGTCTTTTTACCTTAGGATTTCCTACAATTGGCGGTGCTGGTGGTCCTGGTGCACAGGGCAAACAAGGTCCAAATGGATCTTCACCAGGAGATAACTCCGAAACTCTCTGTTCTAACTAATTAATTATGGCACTCTACGGAAAAACTTCTAACTACAAGCCTTCTTCCCCCAAGAAAACTCGTCAAGGTAAGTCTAAGAACACTCACTTAGGTGCAAGTGCTCGTAATGGTCGCAAGAAGCGTTATCGTGGTCAGGGTCGATGAGACCAGAAACACGCAAATCAATGGAGATGCTGTTCTCGGCAAAGTGGAATTTGCCGAAAGCAGCTGTAAATTGTGGTCTCTCTAACAAAGAAATGAAGATCACATTCAATGAATACTGTGCATTTCACCCACCAACTTATGAAGTCGATGAAAAAACTTCTGTACGTCTCCCGTGACACTGAATTAGCTCTTACCGAAGAGTTAGCGTACCGCATTCAAATGGCAAATTTGAGGTGGAATCCTAAAGATACGTGTTTTTTGTGCGTTTCTCCCGACTATTCCTCAATTATCACTCAATTATTGTCTCACTGGTTGACTGTAGACGGTGAAATTTTCAATATTGAGTCTGTAAACGTTCCATTTCCCGATGAACCTGCGGATGGTTACATTTTCGAGTTCAGAGATCGACTTTTAGAGTGGAAATGGATGTGGAAACACTTCGTATTGATCGAAGCGGGCGTAATTAGAGGTGGAAATTACACTTGGATTACTAATGAGCTCAAAAATATTGCTCCAGAGTGCGGATTTACAACTCTAGCAATGTACGAAAACGTTCATAGTAACTTCCACAGTGATATTGTTGGTAGAATTTACGACAACAACTCGGAAGACCTCCATTTTTGGTGGGAACGACCTAATAATCATTGGAAGGGCGTGTGAACGCCCTTTTTTTCTACCCATAAATAAATGCACGGGATAGTAACCCCGTAAAAAGTTCTCCTGTAAATTATAGGAGAGAAAATGGCGATTCCTAGGAACACACCAGTAGATTATGGCACTGAATTTATTAAAACTGGAAAGGTTCTCATTACCGATCCAAGAAGTGACTTACTTTTAAGTAAAAAAACTAAAAAACATCAGATTATACAACCAGACTACACAGAATGGTTTGAATCTTAATATACATAGTAAAGATCCCTAACTACAATGCCCAGAGAGGTCAATTTTAAGGATTTATCCATCTCATTGGGTATCAATCCAATAACTAAAGACATTCTCAGCACCACAGGTGAAGCTGCGGTGAAGAGGGCATTGTATAACATTATTATGACCCGTAAAGGCGAAAGATTCTTTAAGCCTGATCTGGGTAGTAATATTCCAGAACTTCTCTTTGAACCCCTAGATGCTGCTACCGCATCTTTAATCCAAGAAGAGATTGAATATGTAATTACAAAGTACGAACCAAGAGTTAAGTTGCTTCGTGCTGACGTTGATGCAAATTACGACAACAATGGATTTGATGTTGCCATCTCGTTCGAGATCATTGGCATTGAAACAGACGTTCAAGTACGCGAAGTAGAATTCTTCTTAGAGAGAACTCGATAATGTCCTACATTCAGGTTGCAAATTTAGATTTTGATCAGGTAAAGCAGGCACTCAAAGAGTATCTGAGGTCTAATAGCGACTTTACTGATTATGACTTTGAAGGTTCGACTTTATCGACCCTGTTAGATGTACTCGCGTATAACACCTACTACACGGCGTTTAACGCCAATATGGTGGTCAATGAGGCATTTCTACAATCCGCCACTCTGAGAGACAATGTGGTGTCTCTGGCGAAGCAGATTGGGTATGTTCCCAAGTCAACTGTTGCTCCTACTGCAATTCTTAGTCTTGAAGCTGATTTTTCTGCAGATAGCAAGGTACCTGAGACAGTTAAGCTTCCCAGAGGATCCCAATTCTTAACTAGAATCAATGGTGTCACATATTCCTTTATTACCGCAAAGGATTATGTTTCTGGATTAGATTCGAATGATATTGCTACATTTCAAGAGATTGAAATCAAGGAAGGAAATTATGTTCAGGAGAACTTCACCTTCAATGCAGCAATTCCCCAAAGGTTTATTTTAAGAAACTCTAATATTGATACCAGTACACTAAAAGTTACTGTTAGGGAAACATTAGACAATACTAATCTTGTTGAATACAGATTAGCAGATAATATTATCGGGTATGACGGTACCTCCAACATTTTCTTCCTGCAAGAAGGCGAAGATGAGAGATATGAAATTATATTTGGCGATGGCGTTTTAGGTAAAAAGCTCCAAACCAATAACTACATCGAAGTCTCCTATATTGTGACCAATGGAGCGGATGCAAATGCCGCCAGAGTGTTCACATATGCCGCTGTATTGCAAGATTCTGTTGGTAACTATAACTATTCCCCCGAGATCACTTTAACCACGATTACAGCAGCGTCTGGAGGCGAAGAACTTGAATCAATCGACAGTATTAAAAGAAACGCTCCAAAAGTTTTCAATTCGCAAAATAGAGCAGTTACCGCAGATGACTACGAATCCATTATCCGTAATATTTACCCTGCGATTGCTGACATCATTTGTTTTGGTGGAGAAGAGGCTGACCCACCCGAGTATGGGAAAGTCAAAATTGTAATTAAACCTAGTTTTGCAACTAAGTTATCACAATATACCAAAAACTTAATTTCGACGGAACTTAAAAAATATGCGGTGGTGTCTGTGACACCAGAAATCGTTGATCCGTCGATTACATATGTCGAATTGGATTCTAAGGTCTATTACAACCAATCTAAAACTACACTCAACGATTCCCAACTTAAGGCAGAGATTATTTCTTCTCTGACCTCTTATAGAGCAACGTCCGATTTAGAAAAATTCAACGGTAGATTCAAATATAGTCGCATCGTTGGAATTATTGATGCAACAGACAACTCTATTACATCTAACGAAACAGATATTAAGCTCAGGAAAGATTTTATTCCTATCTTAAACACTGTTACTCAATATGAGATTTGTTATCAGAATATTATCAAGAGTGGATGTGATGTTCCTGCTGTTCAGAGCACTGGATTTGTTATTGCCGATTATCCAAGTGACGTTGTTTATTTGGCGGATGATCAAGTCGGTAATGTCTATCTTTATAAGATTGATGCCACCACGAAAAACCGTTTTGTCTTGAATGAACAGCAAGGAACTGTTGATTATGCCCGTGGAGAGATAATGTTAAATCGGTTAAATATAATTAAGGGTACTTATGATGATGAAAGAATTGAACTTCGTGTTTTGCCTAGAAACAAAGACATCAATGCTCTCCGTGAAGCTTACTTAAGTCTAGACTTAACAAGCAGCGTTTTCCTCATTCAAAAAGAATCGTTAATCTAATAAATGGCAGGTCCCAATCTTTCCGCACTGATCGAGAATCAGTTACCAGATTTCATTGTCGAGGATTACCCCCTCGTCACTAATTTCCTGTCGAAATATTACGAGGCAATCTCCATTAGTGAGGGTCCTCAGGATATTATCAACAATTTCCAAAAATATTTGGATGTTGACACTTTTTCGCCAGAAGTTTTAGTCAGAACCTGTTCTCTGGAACAAGAGATTGGTCTTGGTAGTGCTAATATCAATATTATTGTAGATAAAACAGACGGGTTCCCCGAGAAGAACGGTTTATTGATGATTGATCAGGAAATTTTCCTGTATGAAAGAAGAACTGCTACGACATTTGTAAATTGCGTTAGAGGTTATAGCGCAAAAACTAAATTGGGTGATCTTTACAACGACATCACCTTTGTAAACAGTAATATTCACGTTCACAAGAAATTTGCCGAGGTTAGCAACCTGAGTAACCTGCTTTTGGCGGGTTTGATCAAGCAATACGAAGAGCAATATACTTCTGGTTTTCCATATCAGTATCTGAGGGATCAGAGTAACAAAAATCTACTTGTTAAGCGTATTAAAGACTTTTATCAAGTCAAGGGTACGCCACAATCTCTGGAATTCATTTTTCAGATTCTTTTTAGTGTCAAACCAGATATTTTCTATCCGAAAGAAAGTGTTTTCAAAAGTTCGGAGTCTGGTTGGAACAGTAAAGAGCTTCTGTTAGTTGAAGTCATTAATGGCGACATTAGAAAGATCGTTGGTAACGAAATTGTTCAAACTCCCGATCCTTATAACCCCGAACTGTCTCCAGCAAAGGCAATTATTGATAACATCGTCGGTGAACCGTATCAGGGTGACAGATTATACACTCTGACAATTTCTCCTGGCAGTAAAGAAGGTATTTTTGCAATTGCACGCCGTTCTTTCTTGATGAATGCTCTTTCCGAGAATGCTGGTACTGGAGATCGTATTGATGTGTTCTCAACTATCGGTTTTCCCGAAAGAGATGGTCGTGTAGTCATTGGCGAAGAAGAAATCACCTACACAACTAAAACTGCTACTCAATTCATTATTGGGGAGCGTGATGCAGCTGTTAAAGATGTATCTTCTAAGAGAAAGTTCTCTCATAAGAAGAACGTTCGTTGTTTCACAAAAAATAATCTTTCTGGACAGTACATTGACGATAATGGTTTATTAAAAACTGTTGGACTGAGAATCTATGGTCTTGTTGCTGGTCTTACTAGCGACGGATTGGAAAAAGATAGTTCTGCTGGATTAGACTACGACGAACAGGCAGAAGCTTTCTTTGATGTTGAAGATGGCGGTATTCCATATATCGCACTCAACAATATGGTTGAGTTCTCCTCTTCTGGGTTCTTTGATGATCTTCCTCTGACTAATGAATGGATTGTCAATCAAAATTTTACAAAATTAACAGCATTTGATCCTACTAATGCTGGCAGTAGTAGTATCAAGGATAAATTGCTTTCTAATGTCTCTGCAATTTACAGAGATGACGATAATTACTACATTGCTTCTTCTGGATTTCCTTCTTATGCTATTGGACCTTTTGATAACACAAAAGTTCCTCAAGATCAACAGCATTTAAAGATTATTCCCAAAACTCCGATTGAAGCTTCGGAAATAAAGGAAACAGATGCCATTGAAGTTGGTGTATTGGTAAATGGCGTTCCCCTGATCAATCATAAATCTGATACTTCATTAAGTTATGGCAAAATTGAATCTATCAACATAACTAACCCTGGAAGAGGTTACACTGTTCCTCCCAAAGTTTATATTGGGGGAAATGCAACTGCAGAAGCTAGAATCAATGGTTTGGGTGAAGTTGTAGGTATCGACATTACAAATCCTGGATCTGGTTATACAACTGCTCCAGATGTGACAATAACCTCTGGTAACGGTGGAGATTTTACTGTTATTATTTCACAGGGTCAAATCGACAATATTTTCCTCACAATAGATCAAGCAGCACAGATTATTGATGCTGGTCAAGATTATACTGAAGAACCTAACGTTTTTATCTACGATTCTAGTGGTAGAGGTAAAGGAGCTCTATTCACTTGTCAAATTGATAAGAATACTGGCACAATTACTGGATTCACAAAACTTTCTGGTGGTTTTGATTATCGAGAAGCAACAACTACTGTAGTGCTTGCTCCGAAGCATAGAGTTGCTGGTGCTGAAGCTGTATTAACAAGATGGCAGTTCAATTCTTACTTTGAGAAGGGTGTTGATAACAGTAACTCTTCTGGTGTTGTTTATAATTCTCCAGATCCAAATTATGGATTTGCATATGGACATATCATTGCTCCCACATCCTTAAAGATCCAAAGACAGGATAATGTTGATAGTCAAGGTAACCCTCTGACTGTTAAGTCGCATTCTCCCATTTTGGGATGGGCATACGATGGAAATCCGATTTATGGGTCTTTTGGATACGAAAATCCATATCAAGATATTTTATCTGCTAATCCGCCAATCAAGAGGATGCAATCTTCTTGGAAAATCAAATCTACTCGTGGAGCAGATTCTCCGAGTGAGACTACCTACTCTTTAGGTCGTTTTGTCAATGATTACGAATACGAAGAGCGTTTAGGAGATCTAGATGCCAATAATGGTCGTTTTTGCACTACACCCGAGTTTCCAGATGGGGTGTATGCATATTTTATGACTACAGATGCAAATGAAACGCCCGTATTCCCATATTCTATTGGTAGATCATTTTACAATGTTCCAGTTGAAGAAAACTGGAAGTTAAAGTCTAAGCAAAGAGATCTACCAAATAGAGTTCGTAGACGCCGTGTGAATGCCAGCGAAAACTCTGGTGAGCTTTTGACATCTAGAGTTAGTGGTATTAATTATGCTCCTGTCACTAATGTCGAAGTTCATAGATCTTCTCAGAATTTCACAAATGAAGATGTCATTTATGTTGACAATTCTACTAATGACAGCGGATTTGGATTATTTGCTGCGGTTAATGAAATTCAAGGTCAGGAAGTTGAATCACTATCTTGCAATTCTCCAAAAAATAATTACTTTACGACAAATACTCAACTATTCTTAAATCACGAAACAGTTATCACTCAACAAAACACTGGTGCTACGGCACAAGTTATTGGTCAAATTGAAGAGAATGATAGATTTGTTGTTAAGAATGTTTCTGGAAATTTCAATTTAACTGATACTATTGATTCTGCTACAGAAATTTACACCTTAACTTTCAATAATACTGTCGTTGCTGATGTTGGTGATGAAGTTATTTTGCAAGTGCAATCTTCTGGAGTTGCACACGAAACTGCGATTGGTAAGGTTCTCAGAAACGTTTTCGATAAAAACACTGTTGTTGTAGAACTTCAATTAGCAAATCCTCAGGAGTTAACAACTTTAGACACAGATGGTGTTACTGTCATTACTCTCCCTAGAGATCAATATACAGATCTTGGATATTTTACTGTTGGTGATGGTATTACTCTTGGTAATAGTTCCGCCATTATTGTTAATGTGAGATCTTTGTCCAAGGGATTCAAACTACTTGATATTGAAGACAATATTGCTGTTTTGAAAACCAAGGACAGGGTGCACGGTCTTGCAGTTGGTGATGAGGTTATTGTTACTGTCGAACCAGATGCTAGCATTGCAACACAACGTTATTTTGTCGAAACCAAAAAATATCATACAATCAAACTGAATGATATTGTAAAATCTACCACTATCAATGATTCTGGTCTTTCTAGACTCACTTTAATTGGTGCTGGAAATGGATTCACACCTTCTACTACTTTCAATAGCGTTCCAGTAGAGTTTTACACTGGTTCTGGAGGTGCTGGTGGAGCTGTTACTGCTGGCAGTTTAGATATCACTACAGATGCCAATGGAAGAGTCGAATCTTTCAGTATTGCATCTAAAGGTGAAGGATATATCTATAGCGATATCATTACCGTCCAAGTTGGTCAACTTGGTGGAAATGTCAATAGTCAGAAAGCGACTTTCTTTGTTGATGCAGCTGGTTTTGGAAAAAATGAAACAGTATTGACAGTAGATAATGCCACTGGCATCTCTCAAGGTGATATTCTTCAAATTAGTGAAGAATTGATGAGAGTTACTTCTGTTTCTGGCACTACTATTGTTGTCGAAAGAGGATATCAAAATACAGAAGTAAAAGATCACTTAGATAACATTGCCGTTGATCTTGTCACTAGAACATATAGATTTACAAAGGACAGTGTTATTAATTTCTCTAATAACACTGCTTATGTCGATTCTTACAATCCACTTACACAAGAGCTGACAGTTTATTATGACAATGAAGGGGATTTAGTAATTAATTCTTCTTCTATATTTGTGGACGAAAGTGTTCCTGCGAAACAGGCAATTATTTCTAATGTAGATGATACTTCTCTTCGTTTTAGATTCCGTAAAGACGGAGATACAGAGTGGTTCAGAAATCTTCATTTAGATGTTCAAAGAACATATCGTTATATCTTTGACACAAGTGATGCATCTTTACTCAATCGTTATCTCAAGTTTTATAGTAATGTCTATAAAACTAGATATCTCCTGCAATCTTTTGAATCTGTCGTAAAACCTGGAAACAATGGATCTTATACGTCTTTCCAATTGGGATATGGTATTCCCATTGATGGTACCAATTGGGAGCAAACTCCTATTTTAGACGTTCCGCCTAAAATTTACTATGCAGAACCTTTAAATCAAATTGATTCGGAAGATCAATATTTTACACTTGTCGAGGATCCGTTTGCTGGAAAGCACGCAGTCTTCTATGGTTATGAGTATGAGTTTGCATACAGATTGCCGCAAGCTCCTCAACAGGAAGGTTTTACCAACGTTCAATACTATACCGATTCTCTATACGCTATTGGTAGTATTAAGAGTGTGAAGGTTATTAGTGGTGGAAATAATTATACAATTCCTCCACAGCTTCCTGGAGTTTTCCTCAATAAGCGTTTCAGAGGGGCATTCAGACCACTGATCGAAAGTGGTCGAATTACTTCTGTGGAAGTTATTGATACTGGATTGAATTATTCCAAACCGATCGTTCTTCTCGAAAATACTGATGGAGGTGCAAATGCTCAGTTCCGTGTTGAGTTGTCTCCTCAAGGAGCTGTTGGTCGTATTGTGCCTACAAATGAGGGTTTTGGATATGGTCCCAATACTACATTAAGACTATACGAGTCTGATGTGCAACTCTATGCACACGGTGAAGATATTGGTAAATTGGCAACTGTCGAGATCATTTCTTCTGGTAAAGATTTCAATAATGATCCCACATTGCTTCCTCAGGTCAATCCTCCTATTGTGATGACTCTGAGAAACTTCCCTGCAAGAGCTTTCTTGAATGGTGAATTAGTTACTCAAAGAAATGAAGTTGGGGATATTATTGCACAAGCACGTGTTGACTTCTGGGTTAATGGAATGAATATTCTTCGCTTGAAGAATGTTTCTGGCAAATTTGAACAAAAATATCCCATCGTAGGAGATGCTTTACGTAGTACCGCAGATATCCAAAAGATATATGTTTCAAAGATCACTCCAGTGATCGGTCCTACTAGCACATCGATTGGTAGTTATCAAAGTGACCGCAGCAAACTATCTGCTGTGTCTCAGAAGATTCAAGATGGTATTTACTACCAAGATTATTCTTATGTTGTCAAGTCTACCATTTCTATTAACGATTGGAGAGACTTTGTTAAAAAGTTCACTCACCCCGCAGGTTTTAACCTGTTTGGCGAAGTTCTAATTGAATCTTTTGGAAATGCCAAACAACCAGATACAATTGACACTCCCCAGTCTGGAACTAAAGATAATGGTTTTGGTGCTGTTATTAGTATCATCGAACCTGGCGTTTTGGGTGTTATTACTACTCATAAGTCTACGAGGATTACACAATCCCACGTTAGAGTTGATTCTTTCCAAAAACAAAGAGGTAAGGGTACTCTAAACTATAGTGAGCGTAATAATGTAGAGATTGAAGTTTTTGACTTAGCTCTGTCTCCTGATTTTGATGGTCAGGTACAAGTTGATGGTACAATTACTGGTACAACAACATTTACTCTATTCAAGAAAGAAATCAACGAACCTCTGTCTCCATACAAAGCGCAGCAGTTGTTGGTTACTCTTGATGGTGTTCTACAAGATCCTGATACTGCATATACAATCAGTGGTTCGACCATTACTTTCAATGAACCTCCCCTTGGTCCGTATGTCGATCCTGCAACAGGAATTTACGTCCCTGGCGTGACTTTCTATGGCAAATCGATCAAGTTCCAAGAGAATTCGAACAATGATCGTTATATGCTCGAAACATCAAACATTACATCGCAGTTTGATGGTACAACTACCGATTTTGCATTCGATATCGAAGTTTTGAATGATGATCATATGTTCATCTCTCTTGATGGTGTCATTCAAGAGCCTAATGTTGCATATAATCTCATTCCTGGCACTCCTGGTGGTATTTCTTTTACAGAACCTCCCAGACAGGTTGGTAAGATTCTCGAACTTGATATTGGCGATGCAACTAATTTCTTAGTTAATGATTTTGTTGTTGGTCAGACATCTGGTGCACGTGGTGAAATTGTTGCCAAGCGTTACTTTGTTGATCACAGATTCTTGGATGCTGCTGATATTCTGGAATCAAATAGTACTGTGTTAGCAGAAGAAGCTGTTGGTATTTTAGAT